TATCAAATATTAAAAATATGTCGTTTTAAAAATATTCATGACGCATATTATTTAATAAAACCATATAGTAAAAAAAAAGATTGGAAATATGTATTTAAATCTATATTAAATGAACTTAAGAAAAAAGATTACTTGAATATTGATGTATATAATTATATAAAACAAGGTGGTTGTAATAATTATGGATATATTAATAAAGATTATTTATAAGAATAATTATAATTTGATAATTTATAAATTAAAGATGACTTCATAAAATAAAAATGGATACAAATAATCTAAATTATTCTCAATTATTGCAATTAATTCGTGATAAGTTTGATGACGAATTAGAAACAAAACAAACAACTATTGATACATTAAGTAAACAAATATTAATTCTTAATTATAAAATAAATGAATTACAAAAACAAAATAATGAATTTATAAAATTAATACAAGAAAATGATAAATTAAAAAAAGAAAATGATAAATTAAATGAATGTATTACTAATATTATAGGTGTTTAATCAAATGTTACTAATATTGGATTTTCTTTTGTAGCACGTCTTATAGTTAAACAATATAAACTTTGTTGTTTAATAATTTTTTTTTGATTCATCTCTTCTTCAACTTCTTCACTAATAACGGGATTAACATTATTTGTACAATATGGACTTAAATTATAAAATCTACATGCACGGCGCACCGACGGCAAATCGCCCCACATATATATACTCATAATATCACGATAAGGATCATCTTTACTACGATATACTACCATATCAAATATATAATTATTCTTCGCCCACTTTATTATCTTTTTTGCATTAAACATAATTGTTGTTTTTTGATGTGATGTTGGTCTTTGTTTCTTTGATACATTTTTTAAGTAATCTTTTAATTCAGTACAATTATTTATTTTATCATCATATTGAAAATCATTTATATACTTTTCAATATCTTGAACTATCTTGCCTTTTGTTAATGTTTCATTTATATTAACTCCATGCTTTTTAAACAAATATAATATATCTTTTTTACTATGAGATTTATCCACTATCATTTATATTATACAATATATTTTATTTTTGAATATTATACGCATTTTACTTTGCTTACCTTTGGTTTTATACTTTTTTTATAATTTAAATTTTTATATATTATATACTTAAAAACGATGCCTTACAAAAGTGGAAAAATGAAAGGCGAACTAACAACTACGGAAATTAGAAAACTAATAAGAGCACATAATGTATTGGTATCTATTAAAATCCCAAAAGGATCTAAAAGAGAAGATATTATGGCAATTGTAAAAAAGGCGGGATATATGGTAGATCATGAAAAACAAACATTAAGACCCGTTAGTAAAGGTAAAGTTAAAAAACTACCAGTTGTTGATATGAACAAAGCAACACAAGTATTACCGAAACCAAAAACTAAAGAAGAAAAAGCAGTAGCAAAGAAATCAAAAGATATGAAGAAGAAAGAAAAAGAAGATAAAATAAAAGCAGAAGGTATTAAACAAGGTGCAGCAATTCAAAGAGTTATATCCAAAAGAAATGTTAAGAAGGTTGAACAAAAGAAAGAAGATGAAGTAAGACCAAAAAGTAAAGTAGGAAGACCAAGGGTAGATCCTTCAAAAATTAAAGTGATTGAACCAAAGAAGAAAGAAGAACCAAAGAAAAAAGAAGATGAAACTAAAAATGTCGGGGTAGCATTTAAAATTACTGAATATTTAAGAAGAAAAGATAAAAAACTTAAACCAAAAGATTTTAGTTTAATTGCTAAAGTATTAAATAGTGAAAAAATAACATCATTAGAATTGAAGGATAATGGACCACAGCGTCTAAAACAAAATGCTTTAATAACTTTTATAGGTGCAGATGGAACTAAATATTCTTTTAATAAGTTTGATAAAATAGAAAAACCAAAGAAGAAAGAAGAACCAAAGAAAAAAGAAGAACCAAAGAAAAAATCTAATTTTGATAGAGATGTAAATATAAAATTTCTTAAGTTCACAGATGATGAAAAAACAGCAATTAAAAAATATTTTAAATCTATTGAAGAAGTACCTTTAACAATTACATTTAGTCCTCTTTATAGAGAGTTGAGTATAAATATGAAAAAAATAAAAAAGCTACTTATAAAATATTAGATAATAAAGCACCAATGAATGCATTAGCAAAGTTTATAAATAGTGGGACATTTTTTAAGTTTCTCCCTACTTATGCTAAAGCAACTGTCAAAACTATAAATGTGAAACGAAATAAAGCCGAAGATAAGGGATCTTATTTATCAATAGACCCTAAGGGTAAAATAGAATTATATAGTGATAGCGACTTAAAACCTTCATTAACAAATATGGTAACTATAGATTTAAAACCATTACCATCTATGGATAGAGAAAAAATAAGTATACCTTATAAACCTTAATTATTCTTTAGATTTCTTAACATAAGTATCTAATGCAACTTGCTTACTATGCCCCATTACTTTATTATCTTTCTCTAACTCTTCTTTCATGTTACCATATTTACTTGATAAATAGATCTTGCGTAAAAGGGTTGTACTTATTGATTTATTCATATACTTTTTTGAATACTTTAATAATACTTTACTTAATTCAATTCTAGTTAATGGTTTATCAGTTGATGTCTTAAATAAAACACCCATACCATTGACCTTCAAATAATATCTTAATATCTTTCTTAAATCTTTATCTTCAATTTTTAAATCTAACTCTTGATATTTCTTACTTGTTTTATATTTATTTAATACAAAATATAAATTACCCTTAGATGGAACAACTAAATAGTTATTTTCTTTTTTTTCTTCATCACTTAATTTCTTATATGCTGCTTGATTAATTGACATCATACCAGCAACATCATTTCTAAAAGGCATTCGTGCATAAATATTAAATAATACATATGCTTGTAATAATTGTTTTTCTTTTTTTGTAATATTATCATTTGATTTCTTTTTTAAAGGTTTCAACTCATCCGCCATCTCATTTATCATATTAAACACTTCTTCAGTTGTTGCAAAATTCTTAGATTGTTTATCACTTATAACTCCACTTTTTTGTTCATCATTATATTTATTGTTCAAGTCATCCCGCAATTTTCCATATTCTTCTAATAATTCATCATACTTTTTATCATCATTTAATGCCATCAATAATACAATTACTGCATTCAATATATTACGTTGACTTAAATAATGTAGATCACTTAATTTATCCATGACATCTTCGGGTTTTTTTAAGAAATCATAATTGTCAGTATCAAACATCTTTTTTAATTTATTAAGATTAGTTGTATATTGTTTTATTGTATTTGTTTTTAATGATGGACGTGCTTTTGATATTTCATCAGTTGGATTTTTACTATCAATTGTCATATTTATAATATAATAATAGATTATTATTTAAATTATAAAACGAATTAAAAAAATAAATTATATCAAGTCCTCTTTTTGATTTATTATATCTTTGATTTATGCGAAGGCACAAGAAAATTCACCGTTTTCAATAGTGGCAAATTTAAGTAGTTCAAGATAAACACGGAGAGTATAATCACCCGCTGCAAGAGCAGTAGTATTATAAGTAAGATCCATACCCTTGTTATTTATACGCTCGCCCTTATTAGGACGGATGGCAGTCCATCTAAATAATTCACCAAGACCGACAGCACTTGAACTTTGAATACGTCCTTCAAATGTTTCAGCAGTAAGACTAGATGTAGTAGCACGCCGAACATATTCATCATGTGTAATCATAGGAACTTTGCCCTCAGCGTGTTGAGTCGTATGGAATAGTAATGCACTATTGGTTCTATTAACATTAAACTCAAATCTATCATTGTATAAAAGATTAGTGGATATATTATATTCACCAAAAGCAGTAGCACCATTCAATAGAGATAGTGGAGTGAAATTAGCATTTGATGCTAAACTATACATAACTTTTGATACGAGACGACCATTACCACCAATAGGGAATGTAAGATTAGCAAATGCCGTTTCATCGCCAGTCCTTTTAGCAAGACGATAATCAACATATTGGAAACTTAGTTTAGGGTTTTGCTGGGCATATTTTTCCATAACTTCACCATCATATGTAATACTATCATAAATTAATTTACATTCTTCTCTATTGATTTGATACGATACAGCATTATTAGCATTATCAGCAGATGCAACACACATACGACGA